TTTAGTCGTAAAGCCCAACAGATAAGACGTTATAAATAGGGTATGGTGTTGCGAAGGTTAATCAATGGTATTCCTTTCGTAGGAAGTTGATTGTACGATTGACAATGTGCAGCAGGCTGCCGAAATGTTCAAGTCATTTCATTGTCGCTTAAACAGGAGTGCTACCTGTATAAACTCAGCGAAACAATTATGACTACTTACAATGTAACAAACATCGAAAACGAAATCGCAATTTCATTGGCAGCAAGAGTGAGTGTATTGAAAGCAGAAGTTATGCATTCAACAGGTTCTCTACACACCAAAGAAGATGTGATTGAATTGTTAGACAGAGCATTGAACTCATCTATTATGACAAGCATTTCAGAAATCATTGCTTCTAACAAACAAGAAGTAGAAGTTGAAAAGAACGATGAACAAATGTATTCATTAGAAATGATTTGTGAAGCATTTGATAAATTGTCTTTCACTAATTATGTAACAATTGATAATGATTCTGCAGAGTTCCAACTTAATTATAACAATCAAGTTGAATTAAACGATGTTGAATTTGAGTTTGATGAAGAAGAATTAGTTGAAGACCTTGAAGTTAAGTTAAATGAAATACTTAACAAACACAATAACTAATAACAATTAAAAACAATTACAATGGAAAATTATAACATTGAATTATCAAGCGAAGAAATTAATGCAATAACAATGTCTCTTATTACAAGAGTACAAAGAATAGAAAGATTACTTGAAACTTTTGACCCAATCGTTGATAAAGATATATCTGCTACATACGGGTACGAGAAAGAACAATTAGAAACCTTACATCAAAAATTAATGTATGAGAAATACAAATAACAAAACAGAAACAATACAAATAATACTATTCATTATTCTTTGTATAGCAATATGCTTCGCAGATAATTTATTTTAAACACAAAGGGGAGAAGCATCCTACACTTCTAATCAATATGCAACAAACAAAACAAATCAAAGTAAAAACAATTTATCCAAAAGACAAGCCATCATTTAACGATTGGTGTAAAGAGTTTAATGTATCAAGTATGTTTATTAAAGACAATATAAAATACAATACAACTCGTGATACAAATATTTATAAATTCTTAATTAATAAAGTATATGAAACAATTTAAAAAATACAGACAGAATCTTTGCTTAGTTGAGTTTGATTATACGACTTATGTAAAGTCATACGATACCTTAGTTGCTAAAGTAGAAGGTAATAAGTTAGTTATATTAGGTTGGTGGTCACAGACAACATCTAAGCATATTAATTACGTAGCAAAAGAATTAGGTTTACAATTATCAAAATAACAAACAAACAAAAGGGAGAAGCATCTTACACTTCATTAAGTTATGGAACAAGCAAACAACATCTTAGGACAAGCATTTCAAGGATTGAAATTGCAAGACAATGCAAACGCAGAAAGAGTTGCTAATCTATTAGACCAATTTGGTTTACGATGGTCAGTAAACAAAGAGCCTTTGTTTTTAGCAGATGGAACTCAAACACCTTTTGTAGGTATTGTAAGAGATGATACAAGACAAGTATTTTCTACTTGCAAGGATAGTTATAATCCTTATCAGAATAGTGAATTAGCAGAGTTGTTAATTCGTATTGCAGATATAGGTGGTTATGAAATACATAAGGGAGGAATGTTTAAAGATGGCTCTAAGGTATATGTGCAGTTAAAGAGTGGTAATGTAATAGATGGTATTGGAAAGAACAGAGATAAAGTAATTGGATATACAACAGGTATTAACTCCCACGATGGTAGTACATCTTTAAAATGGGGTAGTACGAATATTACAATCAGTTGTCAGAATACATTTAATGCTGCATCAAAAGAATTAGCAAACTCTTTAAGGCATACAAATAATCTACACAATAAGATTGATATTTATTTACGAGAAGTAGGTATAGCAGTTGTAGAAGAAAAATCTTTGTTTGATAAGTTTATTAAACTATCTGAAATACCTGTTGTACAAAAGCATATAACTAAGGTTGTAAGAGAAGTAACAGGTGTTGATATCTTAATGAACGAAGTAGAAGCAAAAGATAAGTTTGGTACTTATAATCTAAATAGAACGAGTGAGTTGCTTGAGTGTATCTCTTTAGAGATGGCACAGAAAGGTGATACAATGTGGGGTCTATTTAGTGGTGTAACAAACTATACGACACACATTATGCCTGTACCAAAAAGAGAGAACGCAAGATTAGAGAGTAAGTATGTTGGTAATGGAGGCAAAATTGATAACAGAGTATTTGATTTAATTAGTACACTAAATTAATTAACAATAAGGGGTAGCAATATAGTTACCCCTTTTAAATTTCTTTTATGAAACAATTTCAAATAAACAAAACTGACATCTTTATTAGTTATATTGAGGAATACAATCTTGTTAAAATAAGATTAGAATCAGACTTAAGAATAACAACATCATTTAATATTAAGGAGAAAGACTTTATCAATCTTCTTATTGCTACAGAAGTTGTTGAGATACAAAATGGTATCATCTTATGGGATGAATATATTGAAGACGATGGTGAAACAACAAGATTTAATCAGCATCCAATATCTCTAAAAGATTATGTCAGTAACTATATTTCAAGTCCTGATATATTAGATGTATTGAATTTAATATTATGGGGTGTAAATGCTTTCTTAACAAACAAAACAATATAACAATGAAACAAACAAAGACAACATTGCTACAAGCACTTGCTAACTTTCAGTACGAGTGTCCTATTATCCACAAAGACACAAGCGGATTCAATTACACTTATGCTGATTTACCAAAGATTATCTCTACGATAATGCCTTTGTTAAAAAAGAATGGTTTGTGTTTTACGCAACCATTAGAAGGAAACTCTATTAAGACAATTATTTATCACGTAGAGAGTGGTGAATCTATTGAATCGTTAACTGAAATACCATTAGTTGAATTGGCTAAAATGAATGTATACCAATCTTTCGGTAGTGGTATAACGTATTATAGAAGGTATGCTTTAAGTAGTATTCTTGGTCTTGTAACTGATAAAGATATTGATGCAAGTGGTGAACAGGTAAAAGTTATACAGAAGGAAACAAAACCAAAAGGCAAAGAACTATTGAACGACATTGTATTTGCAAAACTAATGCACAGATATAACAATGGTGAGAAAGATGTCTTTGCTAAAGCAACAGAGCATTACATATTTACGAAGCAGTACACAGATTTAATTGAAACTCTAAACAAATAATATTATGCAAGGAATTGAAAGTTATTCAAGAGAATGGTTTAATGCAAGACTTGGTAAGATAACAAGCAGCAGTATTTGGAATTTAATGGTAGAGCCAAAAGAAAAAGCAAAGAAGGAGAGTGGTGAATTAAGTTCTACTGCTAAAGATTATCTTATGTCTAAATTAGCAGAAGCGTTAACAGGTGTTTATCGTGACTTTAAGAGTGATGCTACAACACACGGAATAGAAAAAGAAGCAGAGGCTATTGCATATTATATGCAACAGACAGGTAACAAAGTACAGGAGGTTGGTTTTATTGAATGTATTAAAGGTTTATATGGTGGAACTCCTGATGGCTTAGTTAACGAAGATGGTATAATACAGGTTAAATGTCCTTACAATTATGAGAAGCACATTCATTACGGACTTGTTGATAGTGTTGAGTTCTTTAAAGCAAAGTATCGTGAATACTATTGGCAATGTCAAAGTGATATGTTAGTTGCGGAGAAACAATATTGTGACTTCGTATCTTATTGTAGTGATATGCCTGATGGTTTGAAGATGTTTACTCTTAGAATACCTATTAATATGGAGGATATTAATTTGTTATTAGATAAGATTGAACAAGCAGGTAAGTATATGAATAACGTAAACAATTTATTACAAACGAAATGGAGACAATAGATAACGTGCTGAAGTATATACAAATCTATACAGAGTGTAATGACTTTACATTAAAGAGGATTAGAGTATTGCTTGAAAAATTACCGACAGAGATTGTAGTTGAAAAGGTAATACAAGATACACAGATATTGTACATACAGAAAAAGACATACAAGGAATACAAAGAGATTGGACAATGGGCAGAAAAGTATTTTAAAGCGAATGATGTTACGTATAAAGAGGTATCTGCACCTAATAGAGAACCTAAGACACTTCGTGTAAGAAATAAATTCTGTATAGAAGCGTATAAGAATGGATATGCTTATAAGACCATTGGTAAGTATTTAGGTATGTCGCACTCAACTATTATGCATTGTGTAAATAAAATCAAAACAAAATGAGGTACATATATTTTTTATACTTTGTAATTATTAGTCTACCTTTATTTTTATTAACAACAATTATTATTGAAACAATTTTTTTAATCAAAACAATTTTAAGAAATGAAAAAGCCAATTAATCAAATGACAGAAGTATTGTATTCATTGTTACAAGGTGAATTAGGTACATTAGACATTGTTAAGTTAGGTGTTTGCAATCCAACATCTGTAATAACTTTACTTCGTAGAAATGGTGTTGATATACATTGTGAATCAATAGCACATAAAAACAAGTTCGGTAGGAAAGTTAAGTATGGAAAGTTTAAGGTTGTTGGTAAGGCAAAAGCAAAATCTATTTATAACAATTTAATTAAAGCAATCTAATATGATTAAAGAGGGATTTTTTAAAGAGGAGACATTAACACCTGCTGCAAAGTTATTTTATCTGTGGTTACAATTACAGAACGAAGATGTGTTAAATAAGGGTAATGCTTATTTCGCATTAGAGTTTGATGTAACTACAATGACAATTAACAATTGGTTATTCTCATTAGAGAAAGCAGGTTATATTGAAATCCAATATTACAAACGAAGCAGGAAATTAATCTGTAAGTATTAACAACTAAAACAAATCCTAAGTAACGAAGCACCTTTATTGGTGCTTTGTTATTTTAGGTAATTGTACTATGAAGAAGAATACATATTATTTTAGTCACGATTACAATGCTGCTAATGATGTTAAAATTTTATTCTTAAGACAGAAGTATGGTATTGAAGGTTATGGTGTTTATTGGTTTATTGTTGAATCGTTAGCACAGAGTGGTGGTGAATTACCTTTGTCTATAATACCTGTGTTATCTATGCAAATGCAAGTTGATGTTAAAATGGTTGAGGATATAATTACTTCGTTTGGTTTATTTGTTTCACGTGGAACAATCTTTGTATCAGAAAGGTTACTTAATCACTTAGACCTTAGAAACAAACTTGTTGAAAAAGGAAAACAAGGTGCAGCCAAAAGGTGGGGTAATAGGGAGGCTATTGGCAACCCTAATGGAAAGGAAATAAAAGGAAATGAAATAGATTCTTTAACAAGAATTGTAATCCGTTAACAAACTTAAAATAACACAGATATTTGCCTGTTTAAAGCAGTTAGTGTACTTTGGTATTAATTTTTAAATATATCGCCTTAAATCGCCTTAAAATGGCTTAAAACGTATCTTGTATGGTACGTTATTAAATAAATTAAATTTTGTTAATTAATAAATATTTTGTATAGAATGAGAGAATTAATTGTACCTCCAAACGACAATGAATTAGAAAGAAACATTTTAGGTGTATTAATACTAACACCAACAATCTTGCCCGATGTTATTAATAAATTGAGTGAAGATTTCTTTTATAATTTAAATAACCAATTAATCTATAAGACAATAGTAAGCCTATATGATAAGAGGATTGCTGTTGATTATGTAACAATCGTTAATGAGTTAAAACAAAGTAATAAGTTAGAGCAAGTTGGAGGTGCTTACGAGATTGTAAAACTTACAAACGACATTGTAAGTAACGCACACATACAAGATTGGGTATCTATATTACAACATTGTTATCTACAAAGACAAGGTATAGAGATAGGACAAACATTAATTAACAGGTCTTATACAACAACTGATATACAGAGTATATTAAATTCTGCAAGTAGTGAAATACTTAATGCGCAACAAAAGGTATTTAAGTCTACAGAATTAAATATGAATTACTATCTAATGGAATTAAATAAACAGAGATGTAGTGTTAAAGAGAATGGACAGATAGGAATTGATACAGGTTGGCAGACATTAAATCAAGTTATAAGTGGATGGGTTAATCCTGATTTAATTATTCTTGCAGCAAGACCTGCACAAGGTAAGACAGCATTTATGTTGAATACTATTTTAAATGTTTTGCAACAGGATAAAGCAGTTGGTGTATTTAGTTTAGAGATGAGTGGTACACAATTGGTAAATCGTTTACTAAGTATAGTGAGTAAAATACCGCATAGTAATCTAAGACATAATACGATTACAGAGTTTCAAAGTAAAATGTTAGGACAGGCAGAAAACAAGATGCTTGACTTCCCTTTATACATTGATGATTCACCTAACTTAAACATTAGAGACTTAAGAAGTAAAGCAACAATAATGAAACGTAAATACAATATCCAATTATTGTGTATTGATTATTTACAATTAATGAGTGGTAATGATAAGAAGGGAAATAGAGAGAGTGAGATAGCAGAAATAAGTAGAGGATGTAAAATAATTGCAAAGGAGTTGGATATACCTGTTATTGCTTTAAGCCAACTTAGTAGAGCAGTAGAGAGTAGACCCGATAAGATGCCACAACTTTCTGACCTTAGAGAGAGTGGAGGAATTGAACAGGATGCAGATAGTGTAGTATTCTTAATGCGACCTGAAACATACAATATAAGAGAAGTAGAGATTGGAGGTAATACATTGTCAAGTGATGGTTTATGTATAGTAAAGATTGCTAAGAACAGACACGGAAACCTTAAGAATATTCCATTTAGTTTTATTGGAGAACGTATGGAGTTCCAAGAATATAGTACACCATTTTAATTTCTTGTAAAATAATTTTGCTGAATAAATATTTAGTACATACTTTTGAGTATGCTTGAAAAAGATATACATATACTTGTTTGCGAATTTATAAGACAAAATTATCCTGATGTTATATTCAGAAGTGATTTCAGTAGTGGTATGAAGATGAGTATAGGTATGGCACGTAGACATAAAGCATTACAGAGTTCTCGTGCGTTTCCTGATTTATTTATTATTGAGCCAAGAGGAGGATATAGTGGATTGTTTATTGAATTGAAAAGAGTTGATGCAGTTGTATTTAATAAAGATGGTTCACTTAGAAAAGATAAACACCTTGAAGAACAGAGTAAAATGTTAGATGAGTTGGAGAACAGAGGATTCCTTGCAATATTCGGACAAGGTTATAAAGATACAATAGAAGCAATAATATCATACCTTGAAGGCAATTGAATGGTTATATGACGATGAGTTTGCTTCTGTATTTAAAAATATAGGTAAAGACTTATGGGAAGACTTAAGACAAGAGGTAGCATTAATCGTTTTAGAATACGATAAAGATAAATTAGAGCAGTTAGTTGGTAAGACAAAACAGGTATTTAAATTTTGGGTTGTAAGGGTTTGTTGTAATCAAATACATAGTAAGTATGGAAAGATGTGGAGAATGTATAACCAAATACTTGCTGTAGAAGATGTAACAAAATTTATTAAAGAGGAAGAAGATATTGATAATAGCCAAAAGACAATTGATATAATATACAATAAGATTCAAGAGTTGTATTGGTATGACAAAGAGATATTAAAAATGTATATAGAATTAGGTAGTGTTCGTAAAGTATCTGCACAGACAGGAATACCACATACATCTATATTTATTACAATTAAAAACATAAGAAAATGTATCAAGAAATCTCTATAATTATTGGCTCAGTATTCTTACCTATTATCTACATTTACATAATTAAGTTCCCTGTTAAGTTTGAAAAGTATACAAAGTTAAAAATGGTTAAGCCGTTTAATTGTGGGTTCTGTTTATCGTTTTGGGTTGCATTAATTAGTTTGAGTTTAAAAACAAACTTTATTGATTCTATATTTATAAGTAGTGCAGTACCTTTTATCTATTTATGGGTAGAGGATTTATTAACAAATAAATTTATGTTATGATAACAGAACAGGACAAAGAACTATTTGAAAAGAATTTACATCTGTACGAGATGTTGATTAAACATTCTTTCGTAAGAAACTATACAAAGGAGACTTACTCGGAGTTAATTAATTTATATACAAGGTATGTATCAAGCACTAATAACTTTTCCCATTGGTGTAGTTCGTGTAGAACAGAGTTGGTTAATCACTTATATCAATGGTATGTAAATAATAAACTCCCCAATGAAACCCCAACAACTCCACAAGAAGTTAATGAGAATGATATAATTGAACAACAGATTCAAGTATACAAGAAAAAAAGAAAAAAATAAACCAATAAATCAAATACAATGGAACAAACAAACAAACCTAAAATTAGACTCGGTAACGGAAAGAAAAGAAATGAAAGGTGGTTAACTGCTTCAATCTGTTTATCAGAAGCACATAAACACGCTTTCCATTACAATGGTAAAGATTATGTTAGTATCAATATTAACATCTCCGAGCAACCTAATCAATACGGAAAGGATGTGTCAATTACTCTTAATGAATATAAGAAGGACGAAAAATTGCCATTCTAATGAAGAAGCATACCAAAGTATATATGGAGTATTTTGGATATGGAGTTGAAGATTATATTGCTTGTGAATTGTGTAATGCAAGAGCAGTTGATATTCATCACATATCTTGTCGTGGTATGGGTGGTACGAAAAAAGAGGAAACAATAGATAATCTAATGGCTCTTTGTCGTACTTGTCATATTGATTACGGAGATAAAAAAGACTTCATTGATTATTTAAAAGAGAAACACAATGTCAAAACATCAAGGTACAAATCGGAAAGTAACCTTTGGAACAAGGAAGAAGGGAGTAGCGAAAAAATCTTTTAATAAACATTCTCCAAGACCAAAGAAGTACAGAGGTCAAGGTAGATAAAACAAACACAATGAAAAAAGAACACAAGAATTTCTGCCTTAATTTCAACAACGATGAAAAAGTTGTTAGTGTAGAGTTATTACACAAAGAGGGAATCTTTGAAATAGCAAAAGCATTTAGTGTATGGTTAACTGCTAATGGTATCGCACATCAAGTATCAACTCAAAAGATTACAGAAGTAAAAACAGAAGAAGATGCAAACACAAATGGTTAAGATTAGTAAAGTAAAGAGCAATCCAAACAATCCAAGATTGATAAAGGATGATAAGTTTAAGTCCTTAGTAAAATCAATTACAGACTTTCCAAAGATGCTTGAAGTAAGACCTATTGTAGTAGATAGTGATTACGTAGTATTAGGTGGTAATATGAGATTGAAAGCCTGTATAGAAGCAGGGATAAAAGAAATACCAATTGTTATTGCAGACCAATTAACAGAGAAAGAACAGAGAGAGTTTATTATCAAAGACAATGTTGGATATGGTGAATGGGATTGGGAAGTACTTGCTAACGAATGGGATGAAGCAGATTTAAAAGATTGGGGTTTAGAGATTGTATTGCCTTCAAGTGTTGACTTAGATTCTTTCTTTGAAGACATAGATAAGAAAGAGGATAGCAATGGAAAATTAGTATTACAATATACTCTTGAAGAAATTGATATTGTGAAAACAGAATTATTGAAGTATGGTAAGTCTTATGAGGATGCAGTATTTAAACTTCTTGGTCTATGAAAATATATTTAGCAGGTAGTGGATGGAACAGAACCTGTTGGGAGAATTTTGACTTCTATGACTTTTATAGATTAGAGAGTTTTGTTTACGTTAAAGGAGAAGAAAAAAATATTCCTAAGTATAAATCATTTCTTCTTGATAGTGGTGCATTCACCTTTATGAATAAGAATAATGGTGTCGTTAATTGGGATGAATACATAGAGAGGTATGCAAGTTTTATAAATACTTATAATGTAAATAACTTCTTTGAGTTAGATATAGATGTTATTGTAGGCATTAAAGAAGTAGAAAGATTAAGAAGTAAATTAGAGAAGTTAACAAACAAGCAGTCAATACCTGTATGGCATAAGAGCAGAGGAATGGATTATTGGAAACGTATTATAGCAGAGTATGGTTATGTTGCTATTGGTGGTATAGTAACAAGAGAAATAAAACAATCTCAATACGATATATTCTATACTCTTTTAGATTTAGCAAGACGAAATAATTGTAATGTACACGGATTAGGATTTACTAACCTTGAAGGATTAAAGAAGTATAAATTTTATTCTGTTGATTCTACAAGTTGGTTAAGTGGTAACAGGTTTGGTTCTGTGTATTGGTTTGATGGACAAACAATGAAGAAGCAAAATAAGAAAGAAGGACAGAGAGTATTAACTAAAGAGACAGCAATAAATAATTTCAATGAGTGGAATAAGTTTTTAAAATATGCTGAAAATAATCTTTAAATAAAACAATATGAAAAAAGCAGTAGTACTATTAAGCGGAGGTCAAGATTCTACAACCTGTTTGCATTGGGCATTAAAAAATTTTGATAAGGTAGATGCTATTGGATTTGATTATGGGCAAATGCATTCTATTGAATTACAACAAGCAAAGAAGATTGCAAGTGATGTTGGTGTTAAGTACCACATATTTAATGTCAAGGGATTACTTGCTAAAAGTTCTTTAACAGAACATAGTAACCACAATAACAATTCATACATATCAAACGAATTACCTGCTTCATTTACGGCAGGAAGAAACTTGTTATTCATTACAATTGCTGCATCTTATTGTGCAGAGAATAACATTAACAATATTGTTACAGGTGTTTGTCAAACAGATTATAGCGGATATCCTGATTGTAGAAGAACAACAATAGACGCAATGCAATTAGCAGTATCACTTGGTGTAGGTATTGGAGATATTGCAATTCATACACCTTTAATGTATTTAACAAAGGCAGAGACTTGGAAGTTAGCAAGAGAGATTGGTTGTATTGATGTTATTATAAAAGATACAATAACAGATTACAATGGTAACAACAAGATGAATGAATGGGGAATGGGAGATACAGATAACCCTGCAAGTGTATTAAGAGCAAAAGGTTATTACGAAGCAAAAGCAAATGAATGGATATGATAATAGAAAAAAAATATTACTTCTATGCTGCTCATAGAAATAAAGAAGCAGGAGAGAAGTGTGGTAGAATACACGGACATACATACGATGTTACCTGCCATTTTAAATTTGAGAATATCAATAATGGTATAACAATGTTATTCAGTGATATAGATAAGATTGCAGAACCAATTATTAAACAATACGACCATCATTTTCTTTTGTATGAGAATGATACATTGTGTGAAGCATTGGAATTTTGGGATGAGGAGTTTATTGCTTTACCTTTTGAAACAAGTGCAGAGAATATGGCTATATGGATATTTAATCAGATACGAGATAAATTGCCAATCGTTAAAATAGAATTAGGAGAAACTAAAACATCAAAAGTTATTTATGAAATTAGCAGTAAGTGAAACATTTTATAGCATACAAGGAGAGGGATTAACAACAGGATATCCTGCAGTCTTTCTTAGATTAGGTGGATGTAATCTAATGTGCGGAGGTTGGGGTACACAGAAGGACAATGAACTCCACGATGGTGCAACTTGGAGATGCGATTCAATTGAAGTATGGATGAAAAGCAAAGGCAAAGAGTTTGATAATATCTTTGATAACGAATGTATGATTGCATTACAATGTGGAGCACATTTAGTTATTACAGGTGGTGAACCTTTGATGCAACAAGATAAGTTAATGTACTTTATTAAATGGCTTAGAAATGGTATTCCTGAATTGTATATAGAAATAGAAACGAATGGAACAATAGTACCAACTAACTCTATGCTTAATCTTGTTAATCAATGGAATTGTAGTCCTAAGTTATCTAATAGTGGAATGGGATATGAAGCAAGATATAACGCAGAGGCAATACGTGTTCTAAACCAATACAATACTATATTCAAGTTTGTTATTAGTACAGAAGATGATTGGGATGAAATATTACAAGAGTATTATAAAGCAATAGATAAGAGTAAGATAATGTTAATGCCTTCGGGGAGTAATCAAAAGGAGTTGAAGAAAACGAAAACACTTGTAGCAGATATTTGCAAGAATAACTTTATAAAATTTTCTAACAGATTACACATTGATATATGGAACAAGAAAACAGGAGTATAGAAGCAGAAAAACATTTTAGAGAGATATTGATTCATTTAGGAGAAGACCCTAATAGAGAGGGGTTAATTGATACACCTAAAAGGTATATTAAATTCTTGAAAGAGTTTTTATCTCCAAAGGATTTCAACTTTACAACATTCACAAACGAGGAAACGGATGAAATGATTGTACAGAAAAATATTCCATTCTATTCTTTATGTGAACATCATATAGCACCATTCTTTGGAACAGGATGTATAGCATATATTCCCGATGGGAAGATAGTTGGATTAAGTAAGTTAGCACGTACACTTGATTTATACGCAAACAGATTACAGAACCAAGAACGTATAACAACACAGATAGCAGAGAGATTAATGAATGAGTTAAATCCTAAAGGAGTTGCTGTATCATTAAATGCTCAACATCTATGTATGTGTATGAGAGGTGTAAAGAAACACGATACATTTACTACGACTACAAAATTGCTTGGAGTGTTTAAAACAAACGATGCAGCAAGAAACGAGTTCTTATCTTATATAAAATAATATGGCAAACGAAAACAATCTTATACCATTTCAGAAAGGAAAGACAGGAAACCCTAATGGAAGACCTAAGAAGTTTACAACCTTATTAAAAGACAATGGCTATAAGCAGTCTGAAATTAATGATACAATACAATCTCTATTATCTCTTACGTTAGATGAATTAAAGAGTGTACACGAAGATAAAGGTGCTACAATATTAGAGAAGACTATTGCTAATGCTTTATTTAAGTCTTGGAGAAAAGGAAGTTTATACAGCATTGAAACTTTATTAAGTAGAACATTCGGTAAACCGAAAGAGCAAATGACTTTAGATGGAGGTTTAAATATCACAGGTATAGAAGTCGAAATCATTACAAGTGAAACTGAAAATAAAGGGTAGTGAAATATATTTTAAGAATTACGTATCACAGAAGAAGATTAGAATAAATCGTGGTGGTACTCGTTCTACTAAGTCTTATTCTGTAAGTCAGATTGCAGCAGTATGGTTAGTTACAGGTAAGATTGGTAACAACTATGAGGATAGAGGAGTATTCTCTATTGTAAGAAAATTCCTTCCTGCTTTACGTAGTACAACAATGCGTGATTTTATAGAGATACTTGAAACGTATGGTCTTATAGATGGTATTGAATACAATAAATCAAATAGAGAGTTCAAGTACAAGAATAGAGTTGTAGAATTCTTTTCTATTGACCAAGAGACTAAGTTAAGGGGTAGAAAAAGAAATCATTTATTTATAGACGAAGCAAACGAAATAAACAAAATGGAATGGCAGCAATTACTATTCCGTACAACAGGTATAATATTCTTAGCACTTAATCCATCTGCACCAACACACTTTATAAAAACTGAATTAGAGGATGTAAGACAACATACAGAAAATGATGTTGATGTTATTGTAAGTTCTTATAGAAATAATCCATTTCTTGAAAAGGAAATTATAAAAGAGATTGAGTTATTAAAAACAACAGACCCTTCTTTATGGGATGTATACGGAAATGGAGAATGGGGTGCTATTGAAGGTTTAATATTTAGTAATATAAATCCGTGTAATGAAATTCAAGGTGAGGTATTAGGTTATGGGTTAGACTTTGGTTATTCAATAGACCCAACAGCATTAATAGAAGTGCGTAAGTATAACGGAGAGTTATACGTACAGACTTTGATATACGAAAGAGGGTTAACAAATCAAGACATAAGTAAAAGACTAAATGAGTTAGGTGTTATAAAACATAAGCCAATCATAGCAGATAGTGCAGAACCTAAAAGCATTGAAGAATTATACAGAGATGGATGGAGAAATATTAAACCTGCTAAGAAAGGTAAAGACAGCATAAATAATAGTATTGACATATTAAGGAGATATAAAATTAATTTTATCGCAGGAGATGTTATTGGTAAAGAAATATCAACCTATAAGTATAGAACAGATAAGAACGGAGTGTTATTGAGTGAGCCAACAGACTTCAATAACCATACAATAGATGCATTGAGATACTTTGCTATGAACGAATTACAGGTAAGCAATAAGGGGATTTATACATTCAGATAAACGATAACTAAAAAAATATATTTAAAGGTATGTGGAACGAATTATCGGTAGGTCAATTTATTAGTCTATACGACATAGAGCAGAACCAACAACTTAACATTGTTGAGAAGCAACAAAAGATGCTTTCTGTAATAGAAGGTGTAGAA